AGCTCCAGTGTCCATACCTTGCATAATGGCGATCTCAGAAATTCGACAGCCGTATAGATACAGAACGCGATTACCTCTGAACTCCACATCGTTGGTTCTTTTTACAAAGCGTACTTCACACTGAAATTCATCACCAGCTTTCATACGTTGAGCCCAATCGTAGGCTGCAATGTCCTCAGCATCTTCAGGGGTGATAGTACGAGTGATAGTCACTTCTTCAAGACTGCTACTACCCGAGGCAGTAAACCGCTTGCGATTAGATTGACCGTCACTATATTGAGCCCGAGAAATGGTTTCTCTTAGGCCCGAAAATGTCTCCCAGGCTCCAGGGACGCCTGTTACAGTGAACAAGCAGTCGGCGTTGGTGACAGGGTTTTTGCTAGATAGCTTTACCATTGTTTTGATTCCTTGTTAGTTTTCTCAGATTAATTAGAAACTTGACCAGCCGCAGCCGCATCTTGGACAGCTCCCAAGTTAACGCGAATTGTGTTGATCAACAGTTTTTCTAGGATGGGAGAAGGTGCTGCGTACACTTCAAGTAGCACGTTACCATTCTCTAGATCGTCAAGTTCGTTATTCTCTAAAGAACACTTAACGGCATAGGCATCGGCTTCAGTAGCACCAAACAGTGCCTTACCTAACCACAATCTACGGCACACAGAGTTGGCAGTACCTTCAATACGTTGGAATAGGATAGAAAACCCATCGATCGCACTAAAGATATCGTAATCAAACGCGCCTCGTAAGGTGCCATTCAACACGTTCATAATCACACGGGTATGAACGAAGGTATAGTAGCTGTTACTAGAACGGGTACGAGCCGCCCACGATACTACACCAAGATTCAATAGGAATCGCACTAAGTTAATACCCAGAGGATTCAATACCGATTGTTCAGTGTTGGTGAATCGCTTAGTAACATTTGTTACACCAGCAATGGGATAGTTAGCACCAGCGGGAGGTTCTTGGAACCCTTGTTGACGATAACGCTTAGTAGCAATACCAGCGATCGCGGCTGAACTGGGAACAGTGTTACCTTCGAGGTCTGTCAGATAAGGCGCGTAGAACGCTAGATGACCTTGAGCGGTAGCATATAGCTGACCTTCGGCTTGTACAGCGGCTACAGTGGTCTGATTAGAAGCGCAATCAACAAGTGCTACCCAATCATAATCCTTATCGGCGGCGAGGTTTTCCATAGCTACACCTACAGCTTGACGAGCAACGGCTGTAGAGAGATTTTGGAACGCTTCGGGCGCAATGATGAAACCTTGCTCAAGATTACGTCCACCAATGGAATCGAAGGTGTTTTCGATCGCGTAAACGTAATCGTAAGAGTTGGGTAGAGAAGCAGGGGTAACGTTAGCGATCGTCAACAATGCGTTAGCAGATGCTACAGTTAGAGCTTGTTCAGGGTCAGAAGACCGAATGATAAACTTATTAGAGCTAGTAGATGTTGCAACGACTTCATCACCAACATTAGAAGAACTAATAGAGGCAATGAATTTAGCGACAGCTTGAGTAGGAGTATCACCTAGTAAAATATTAGTATCAACAGCTTGACCGTTAATAGTAATAGTTACTACTTGAGTGATAGGCGAACCTACGGTAACTTCAAAAACAGGAGCGATCGCTGTTCTAATAAAATACAGCTTACCTTGGCGATCGTTACGGAAATACAATTTGGCCGAATTTGTGGACGCTGATGCACCAAATTGATTTGTAAAATCTTCCACATTGTTGACTAACGTAGGAAAATTATAATCGCCTTGTTCAGACGACCCAATCATATATACAGTCGAAAAAGAAGCAATTTCAGGAACTCGATAACCACCAGTCGTCTCAGTAATGAAAACGCCGGGTCTTGTCAGGTTGGCAAAGGCTAAGTTTGACATTTTAGTAACTCAACAGTAATTAAAAAAACAAACACAACAAATCAAACAACACTATCAGGAGGCGATCGCGTCATCCACCACCTCCCTCAGACCCAGCATTTAATTCATACCGTACTAAAGAAATGCTATTGTTACTATCCAAAACATTGTCATCAAAATCACCAATATCAGACCTGTATGTATTTATACCAATATTTCTTATTTCAACACTGGTATCAAGGTCAGGATCTATCAATGCAAATTCATCAGGTAAATCGTATTCTGTCACTTGAAACTCTGTCAAATATTCCACATTGACATAGATTAACCAATCGTTTTGTTGACGTTCTTCTCGTTCAATAACAATTGGATAATCAATCTGTGTAGGTTGAATAGACTTTATACCATCATTACCACCACCAAAGTTCAACATCGGTGATAAATGAAGAAATTGAGATAATCGTTCAAATGCACTAATGTTTAACTGATTGTAAGTTAATTGGTTTGGTAGTCGATATTTTAACTGAAATCTAAATTTACCAATACCTGTTACAATATTGGTCGAAAGTTTCGTGTATACCAGTTCGTATGCTGGTAACACCGTTAACGTGCAAGCATAACGGTTACTTTCAGCTTGCCAATGTTTAGGAGGATCTAAATCTTCAGATCCCACATAGATATTGGTAGTAATGAAATTTTTTAGTGCTGCTGTAACTGTAGAAATATTACTTGCCATTAATCGTAATCCGATCTGATGATAAGTTCCCAACGAGTTATGTCATCATCTATGACTGCCAACACATAAGCTTTTTTGTCATAAGATGCAACTTGATCGCAAGTGATAGTAGGATTCACATATACATCAATACGTTTTGATGTTTTATTATTACCAAAGTATGCGATCGTGCCTTCTAGAAATTTATTGATCTCAGGTACTCTACCTAAGATAACACGATAGTCATTTTTGGTAACTGTTACGCCTGCTCCCACTTGAGAAAATGTAAGTCCTACTTGACGATCCGATACCCTACTTATATAAGGATGGCTAACGTGTAGATCGTTATAAGAGGACACGATCGCTCCATCAACGCTTGTTATAGTCTCAATGCGAAATAAAATAGACGCCAATCGCTGATGTACACCTAATCGTGCTTCGATTTTGCCAGCAATAGTGTCTTCGTATTTAGATAGACGTTCAATTAAAGTCATTATCCAAATCCTTTGTTGATTTCACGATTGAGTCTATCAGCAATACGATCGCTTAATTCGTTCTCTGTACGGCCTATAAGGTCCATTCTAGCGAAAACGTATCTTGCATAAGGAACGTCGTTATAAAGCTCTACAGAGCCTCGTGACACCCTCTGGGACCATCCTTGTTGTAATCTACCAGTATCGACAGGCGTCATACCTTTGTAGATTGACAATTGCTCTCTGCCAGCTTCGTGTAGCACTTTATTCACTAGCGATCGCATCTTTTTACTAGGACTACCTTCAAATAACGGTCCTGTAGCAGAGATAACAATTGTCATAATCTTACGCCGATCTGAAAGATGTTTGCGCGATCATATTTTGATACTTATTGTGTACGGCTTGTATACCAACAGCCGTTTCCAAATCTTTAACCAAACTGAAAGCTAAAAGATTGAGATGGCGAAGCTTTTTAGCGTGATCCAATTTGATGCCCCTCATATCGGTAACCATTAAATCGTCTTGTTCCTCAAAGTTTGAGTACATACGATTTTCTATGTTATTCAAACGGGCAATAATACCATTCACTCTAGAAGCTTGAGCTTCGTTGGCATCTACTAAATTCAGTTGGTTAGTCAAAGTTTTGAGGTAGGTTTCGTCTAACTCTACGTTGGTAGGAACACCTAAATAAAACCTTACGCTGTTACGATTAACGGCCATAGTATAATCTCAAAATTAGGTATAGGGGAAGTCTCTAAGAAACTCCCCCTAGAACAACCGAACTCTATTGAGTGATCGCATTCAATACGGCTACCGCAGCCCGACGCTCAACCACCAATTGAGGTTTGACAACGATCGCAAACTGAACGGCATCAGGATTAGTACGAGCAAGCTCAACCATCTTGAAGTTTACACCTTCAGCAGGCTCTTCATCGCCAAACGCATTCAACGATTCGACGTAAGAGTATAGAGCGATCTCTGACTCATCGACGAAATACAAAGTGTTAGCGGGGCAATAGGGGTCCATAAAGATAGGACGACCTTCAAAGGAAAGACCAGTGTAACCAACATCAGCTACACCACCACCAACTGCAGTAAGTTCGCTAGAAGCTTGGAAAAGCTCTTTGTACTTAGTAGCGATCGCAGGAGTAGTGTAAATGGCGGTATAGTTGCTGTTAACACCGAGGGTAGCGCCACCGATGATTTCTTCACTCATCTTGAACAGAAGAGCTTGAGTCAAAGCTCGGTTACTACCGTGAGTGTTAACGTAGTTAGACCACTTGGAATAGGTAGCAGGGTTGATGCTGGCATAACTATCAGTAGACAGACCAGAGGTTACAGCAGTATGCAATTGATTCAAACCAACCATACCAGCACTGGCAGCAAGGCCGTTACCAGTATAAATAGAGGTCGCTACTTGACGAAGAAGGGCTCTCATACCAGTACGACCAGCATAAGCTAGAAGATTGGCAAGAGCGCCTTCACCGTTAGCTGCGGCTTCAGCCATTTTGGTAGTTTGAACCGTGAACGTATGACGAAAACGGCTAGTACCAATAGCAAGAGTCGCAGGAACGACAGCACCTTCGGTAGAATCGGTAGTAGCAGCGCTAGTAACGGTTTCACCCGACACTGCCGCACCACCCACATCGGCGTTCCACTTTACAGCGGTTTGTGCGATCGAACGTTTCTGAAGACGTGAAAGCATCGGATACAAGTCATTGCCTTGCACGTCAGCGATCCGAGGTTGAATAGCGAGGTTAAGAACACCCGCCGAGTAATTGAAAGCTGTCATTGTTTTTGTCCTTGATTAGGTTAAGATTACTTAGTTCGCAAAGATTCCACTAATAGCTGGTCCAGTGATTTGGGTTTTTCAACTTTAGGTTGTACATTCCCACTCGTAGACCCATTACCTTGGACCGTTGATGCAGGAGGTACAAATACTGCTCCATCATCTGAAGACAAAAATTCGTCGATAACTTTTGTCAACGGTTGAGCTACATCACCGTTCTTCACATACCACTTGCTGTCTTCCTCAACAATTTTGTCTCCGTATAAACCCAGAAGATGTTTACGAAGAATGTCAGGTGCTTTGATTTCACGCTTGCCCAATGTAGCCATAAGTGCGTTTTCTCGCTTAAGCGAGATCGCACTTTGTTTTTCAGCTTCACGTTCGTTCTTTAGCGCTTCTAACTCTTGTTGAAGTACAGAAAGTTGCATAGACTCGGGATTAGTCGTAGTCTCTTTTGTAGACGGTTGTTGAAGTTCAGAAAAACGACGATCGTTTTCTTTGTTCATCTTGACCACTACACCGTTGATAGAGGCATTCATTTGTTCTACCAAAGAAGTCTTTGTAGACTCAACAACCTCGTTAATCAACTGAATAATTTCTTCACGTTCCATCGGTTTACACTCTCTATAATGTTTATAGGACTTTTTCTTTTTTGTTAGGGAAAAGAAACAAACCCTCACTGGTAGTTTAACGTCATACCACAGGACTCGACATCAGAATCTCTTGTTGAATAGTAGATCTCATATCAGCGGTCGCTGTTTTATTCAACGAAAGAGAAATACGTTCGTAAAAAAACCGTAAAGCCGTTGGTGACAGATTATCAGCAATAGGGATGATAGAGTTAGCGATCGCTACGTCAGTTTCTAAATCGTCCGTATCAAATTGGTTTAATCCACTTACAGAAACCTGAGACACGGCTTGGCGATCGCCTAACGCTTCAGCTACTTTTGTTAAAATGTTTTGGTAGAATTTTGTGATCAAACTTCCGTAGGAAATAAGGAATAACTCAAAGTCAGAAGCGTCCATTTTTTTAGATGCCGCCGCTCTTACCAATGCCGATCTAGAAGTATCACCCGCTGCTATACAAACAAGATTGTTGATCTGAGTCTCGATCGCTTCTAACAGTTTCATATTGGTAGCGATCGATGTACCTTCAATTTCTTCAAACTTGAAAGAGTTGGCTGTGATTACGTGTTGGTTATCAGACTTTACTTCATCCACTACTACAGAATAATCATCATCTTTTCTTTCAATAGGTGTTAGTACTCGTTGTACATAACCAGATGACAAAGCCGTATCAGTGAGGGAATTTTCAACGTTTAGAAATTGCTTTAATTTAAGATAAGCATTGCCAGCAGCATATTGTTCGTCAGAGATATGCAGTTTGACTACAGGAATCGAACTGAACCCGTGTGCGATCTCTGAATACAAAGGAATTTCTACATCATCAGTAAAAGGTATAATCTTACTGGTTCTAGGATCGTATAGATGCTTTATTTGACCATCTTTTAGAATGACAAAGGCTTTGTACTCAACGATCTTTTCAGCGTCGATAAATCGCCATATTGCTTCTGTGTAAGTTTCACCAAAAGGTGTTGATACCTGATTCAGTACTAGAAACTTGTACCAGCCCTCTCCACTGTTTAATAGTTCAGTAGGCTTATAAGTAACCAAGAACGCCTTGTTGAGCCCTAGAGATACCTCCTGAGCCCTATTCAAAGGAGTCACCTCAACTTTGGGTTTGTCAATCTGTACGATCGCTGTCTGATTTAACAGCAGGTCTTTTAGTACATTAGACAAAAACGTTTTCTCGTCGTTACCTTTAACGTCGATATTCTCACGAAAGGATTGCCAAGATTCTATAAACGAATTGGATAAACTACTAACCAGTATATCACCAGTTGAAAAACGTCCTAAAACTTTTGAAATGACGTGCGATAAAATATTAGTATAGACAAAGCGCTTAAGTCGCAATTGGTATAGTTCAAGATCCTCATCTAATCTTTTTAGGAGAAATCTATCTTTTTGAGCTTCTATATAACGTCCGCCTTTGAATAGAGTCTCAATCTCTTCTAAAAACGATTTGCGATCGTTATAGTCAGGATCTTTACTCTGTAATTGCTTTATTGTCAAAACTTCAGGATAAATCATATAAAGTCCTAAACCGGATCTTCGTCGTCGTTTTTGATTAAATACGAATGCGGTAACAGTTCTGGATGATCCATAGCTAACTTACCACAACCGTATAAAAAGGCGTCAATTCTGTGGTCCTGCTGTTCAGGTGCTATATTCTCAGTTATATTACCCAAAAGGTCTGTATGCCTATGGTAAGATTCAATTTCGTCCCAAAAAGCTTGTTCTGATCGGTTGATTAAAATGCGATCGCACTTAAAGGAAGCGTTTAATATCTCAGCTCTCTCTTTAGGACTAGGTTTATTACGCCGCACTAATATAGTTTGCTTCAATCCGCCTTGCCTAAACGTTTTTACAAGATCAGCACGATCATCAGGGATAAAAATACGTTTTACATCTCTAAGACAATGGTGCTGTAGCGATTTAGCAATATTTAATAGATCGTCTGACGTATAGGGTCCGTTATTAGGGTTATAGAAGGTTTTATATATTCTGAAAATGCGATCGTCTCCAATACCAAAAAGAACCATAGCAGCGTTAGTAGTGCCAGGGTCCACTCCAATATAGAAAAGATTGGAATCCTCTAACGATAGATCGCAAAAATGCTTGTCTTTGTTAGCCTCAGTACAAATCTTTCCAGCAAAATCTTCAAAGTTGGCGAGAAATTCTTGTTTGAATAATCTTTCAGGTAATGTAAGTCTAGCACGTTCGATTTCAGAGCGATTAATAAAAGGATTGTCCGATGTGTGCTTTGAAAAAAAAGTCCAGTCGTCTAAAGTTTTTGTTCGTAAGTATAACTGATATAGCGTGTTACGATTTTTACCTTTAGGAGTACCAGTAAGAGTGGCACTTGATCCAGGTGTATCCGCCATTGCTGGCATAAGTGTAGCATCGATCGCTTCTATACTTTGAAAATCTTGAACTTCATCACAAAGCAATTTGTATATTTTTAGACCTCGAAGTGCATCGCCTCCGTCATTGAAACCTCGAATTAAAATATCAGGTTTGCCATCAATAGAAATACGATAATCAGAACGATCTATTTTAACTCCCGGTTTTCCATCTAGAAGGCTGCACAACGGCTTAAAGAAAATTTGTCTACCTTGCTTAAGAGTGGGCGTTACTAAGGCTACAACGGGCTGTGAGATAGGACTGATGCTTTTATCGTAGGCTAGTGAAGCAGCGATCGCTTCAGCAATGGCAACATACGATTTGCCGAATCTTCGTCCACTACAAACAACACGAAAACGCGAGGGACAAAAAAAGATGTCACGCTGGGCTTTGTGTAGCTTGATGTCTAGTTGAGCCATAGTTTAGCGATCGTTTTTGACCAATCGATTTTTCAAAAAAACAACGAAAATGACAAATGCTCTTTCATTTTGAACGCAGAAATCGCTGAAACCATTGATATACGGTGGGGGGTCCGGTCAAATTGACCTAATCGATTGTCCAAAATGAAAAAAAACAACCTTAAAAATACGATCAATCATCGATTTCTTGATCTCTTTCCTCGGTAGATCCAATGTTTAGAGTGAACGTAATATCGTCATCATTCTGTAAACGAGGTAGAAAGCGATCTAATACCCGCTCTGATGGTAGTACTTGCTCTTTTTCTTCAAAAATGATCGCACCATTGCCATCAGTGCGCGTTTTCGTTTTATAAACTTCGCCACGTAATAATCGCAAAACGTATAATTTAGCAAGATCTTCACACTCTTTTAACTGATCAAGCGCTTGTTCTGCCCTAAGCTTTACACGATCGCTTTTGGCGCTATCTATATCGTTTTTTAATTCAGGATGCGATCTTTGCCAATTATACAATGTCGCTAAACTGATACCAAGACCTTTTACAGCATCGCTATCGTTACCACCCGATTTGTAAATAGATACGATAGCGTCGTGGGTGGTTTTATTATATCGATTTCGTAATGCGGACATTGGAACACCTTTATTTTTAACGATCTAGTTTTATATACTCTAATTGCGTTCGGTGTAAAAAAATGGCGATCGCTCTTATAGAGCGTACAAAAGCGATCGCTAGATCACGCGAGAGAGGAAAAAACACCACTTCTTCTGATTATATAGGTTTGGCAACCTTTTTGAGACAACTAATCGATTATTTACGATTCGACTAATAGTACGTTGACCCACATTAAGCTCTCAGTCCATTCAGAATCGATTTTAAGACGGGTTAATAGATGTATTGGTATATTCTATCGTTAATTTGTTCTAGAGCCTTCTAGAGGCTTTATAGACGACTTTTTTATTTTTTATATTTATAGGAATCTTATTGATCGCGATCGTTCTTTTTATATTATATGATTTTTATTATTTATATACATCGACCCTCTTTTCATAGATGCCGTGTGTGCGTCTGCTATCGGTCTTTAATTATTGATCTGAATATCGGATCATCAATCTGTCCCGAAAAGGCCGAGGATGTTTTCTCTTATCTACTAAAGGTCCGGCCTTTTCGGGACAAAACTCTGATCATCAATCTGTCCCGAAAAGGCCGAGGATGTTTTGTCTTATCTATTAAAGGTGCGGCCTTTTCGGGACAAAACTCTAAAAGCATTG